CCGCTGAAATTCAAAAGAATCTTGATGCGTTGTATAGCGATTGGACTAACAAGTTCACTGCCTTATACGGCCCTGTTCGTGAATTGAAGCGCATCATGTTTAAGCGCATATTCGGCACTGGCTCGAGCGGAGGCACGAATACGGCGGGGGAGAAATTGCCGACTGTGCCATACAGCACAAAGCCTATTTATGTAAGCCCCCGAGCTTTGGCATCGGCACCAAGCAAGTACAAGGTCGGCAAACGTGGCGAGCCGATTAAGTCGCTGTTCTTTCCAGGCGGTTATGCCGAACTAAAGAAAGGCACTTCGCGCAAGTTGCCTTTGGAGTTAACCGGAAGATTGAAAGGCGGCTTCCTTTCGTCCGATGTATTGACAGAAGGATTGGAGGCAGCGATAACAGTGCCCGCATCCGAAGAGGGCAAAATTGATGGATTAGAGGCGAAATACGGCACTATCTTTTTGCCGACACCTGAAGAGCAAGCCGAGATGCTCGAGGAGCATGCAGCCGAGCTTGTGCAACAAATCATTAACGCTATGAATAAATGAATATACTTTCTACCATTCTCAACAGGCTAAACCAACGCATTGAGGTCGGCAATATCTTTGACAAGATTTACGGCCTTAGCGAGCTTGTAGGCGAGGGCAATGATAAGGCGTGGGCGTTCTACATCGGCAACGGCCAAGCGATTCCTGTAACGGATTATGATGCTAAACAGGGCACGCTCTTTTGGGCGAAGCGTGGCAAGATTAACGTAACGAAAAACGATTCGCTCAAGCTGGCAGGGTGCCGCTCAATCTATGAGACGCGCTTCTCGATGACGGCATACGCAATGGTGCGCAAGTCGCACCTACCTTGCGACTCAGCCGATGCACAGGACTGGGTGGCATCGAGAGTGCTTCGTTTAATTAGCGGCACTGACCCGCAATTTAAGACTGCCATCGGGGCAATTGCTTATGAGGTTGTGCCGAGCGGGTACGCGAATGAGATTAAGTATTTGCCAGTTAACTATGAGTGGGCAGCGGTTGCAATTGATGTGGATGTGAATGTCAGCACATCGAGCGAGGACGGCTGCTATGACACTTGCGCAACCGGTGACATCCCTCTGCCTGACTTCGAGCCTTGCGAGCCTTGCCTTACCGAGGTTGCTGTGGATGGCGTTACCATAACCGGCAACGGCACACCAGCGAATCCGCTTGTAGCAATTGGTGGCGGTGGTGGTGGTGGCACATTGATAGCCTTGCCATTTACTACCGATCATTTAAGCGCAACAGGCAATGCTTACGCGATTGGTAACATCGTTTGGTATAACGGCAATCTCTATCGCTGCATCGCTGCGAACGATTCAATCCTTCCAACTAACACAAGCTACTGGGTTAATCTTGGCGCTGGCTTTCCAACAGTTCAGCAGCCAACAGATTGGAACGCTACAAGCGGCAACAATCAGATATTAAACAAGCCAACGATTCCTGTATTACCAGCTACAATCGTTGAGGATGTAACCGCAACCGCGCCATTAAGTTCAAGCGGTGGGGCTACACCCGACATCGGCATCACGCAAGCTGACGGCACAACAGATGGCTACCTCAGCTCTGCCGATTGGAATACCTTCGATGGAAAGTTCGATACACCAACAGGAACAATCTCGGATTATCTCGATGGCACCGGAGCACCTCAGCCATTCCCAACGCTTACAAATGGAACGGTTACATCGGTTGCGGCAACGGTGCCGAACCCGACAAACCCTGCATTCAGCGTTAACGTACCTAACCCAACCACAACGCCAAGCATTGACATAACTGCCAATGGAGTTGTGAGCCAGTACGTGCGTGGCGATGGGTCTTTAGCTAACTTCCCTTTGGGTGGTGGCGGTGGCGCATCGGTGAACTATTACCTCAACGGCTCAATAAGTCAAGGCACGATTGGAGGTAATGCCTACTTTCAAATGAGCCGAGTTCCAGTGCTTGGAACGGGCACGAACTTCACACGCACGAACGCGCAAGGCAATGGCTACATTGCGCAATTCATAACGGATGCAGGCGATCCAAATCTGTTGGCAATCCCTTCGGGCAATTGGAACTTTGAAACCTACTTTAACGCATCAAGTGGCGGCGGCAATCCGAGCTTTTACATGGAGCTGTACAAGTACGATGGCGCAACCTTTACGTTAATCTCATCAGGCTCTACAAACCCCGAAGCTATTACGGGCGGCACGGTGGTCGATTTGTATGTTAGTGCGCTTGCAGTACCTTCGACAGTATTGGCTGCAACTGATAGGCTCGCAGTACGCATTTTCGTAACTACATCGGGGCGTAACATTACCTTGCATACCGAGGACAATAACCTTTGTCAAGTAATCACAACCTTCACCACAGGGCTTAACGCATTGAACGGCTTAACAGCCCAAGTGCAAAACTTCGCAACGGGTACGACTGGCACTGACTTCGGCATTAGCTCGGCAACCAGCACGCATACTTTCAACCTACCTACTGCCAGCGCAACAAATCGAGGTGCATTAAGCAGCGGCGATTGGACTACATTCAACGGCAAGTTCAACACCCCAACAGGCACAACCTCGCAGTATGTGCGCGGCGATGGCTCGCTTGCTACATTGCCAACCTCGCCAACTGAAGACCAAATAATTCTACTCACTCAAATATTCTCCTAAAATGCCAACGTATTCGAAAGTTAAACTAAGCGCAAGCACAAGCGGCAGACCGATAAAAGTTGTTGCAACTGCATCAGCCGGAACAACCATACACACCACGCTCGGCTCTGCCTCAACCGATGAGATTTATCTCTATGCCAACAATACCGATTCGGTGCTGCGTACATTGACGATTCAGTGGGGTGGCACAACCGCGCCCGATGATAGCATCACAGTCGGCATTGCAGCGCTTTCGGGGATATTCTTAGTGATACCGGGGCTTATACTTGTCGATACCGGCTCGGCATTAACCGTTCGAGCATTCGCAACGGCGGCGAATGTCATCAATATAACCGGCTATGTAAATCGTATCGTATGAGGATTCTAACGCGGCGCGATACCGGGCTTATTACTAACTTAACCTTCGGCACGGCGGGCTCATTAGTTGACCCCGATGCGCAGGCATTCATCACTGCCGCTGGTATAACTGATGGAACGCAGCAAAATGCCATTAATACGTTGGTCCTTGCGTTGAAAACGGCATCTGTTTGGACAAAGCTCGAAGCCATATATCCAATGGTCGGGGGCACTGCCACAACTCATAAGTTCAATCTAAAGAACCCGGCTGATACCGATGCAGCATATCGCTTGAATTTCGTTGGCGGCTGGACTCACTCGACTAATGGTGCGCTGCCGAATGGTACCAATGCTTACGCTGATACCTTTTGGCTAAGTACACAACAAAACTCTGCGAGCATGTCCTTTTATTCACGAACCAATACCACTGGTTTATTTCACGAATTCGGAGCTGGGCAAGGTGTTGGCCCAATTACATATGTACTTATAAGATTAAGTGATTTATTCTACGGGGCATTCAATGAGACCGCAGGTAATACCGTTGCAAATACAAGTTCAACTGGGCATTACTTGGTGACACGAACAGCCAGCAATGTCGTTAAACTGTTTAAGAATGGTTCAGTTTCTCTGAGCGGAACAACTGCGAGCACAGGCATTCCGACTGTTAACATGGTAATCTCAGCATGGCGGTCTGACCCGAGTACAATATCTCGATACTCAAATAGACAGTGCGCATTTGCGACTTTGGGCACAGGATTAAACGATACCGAATCCGCTAACCTATACACAGCGATTCAAGCATTCAACACCACATTAGGACGGCAAGTATGACACAAGTATATCAACTAACACCTGAACAAGCTGAGCAATTACGCGGCGTTCAATATGTCGCAGATATGACATTCAACCCGATCGAAGATGCGAATGGCAATTGGATAATAAGCGGCGAAGAGGTAAGCAGCACAACCATTGAATGGGTTAAGCAATTGCCAGCGATTGAATATATTCAAAAAGAATCACTACCTTTGTTCTAAGCAAAATCATTCACTATGGCAGGCGTAAAAGTAACCGACCTAACACCCTTAGCAACGGCAGCAAACGATGACATCATGTATATCGTTGATACAAGCAGCAATACCAGCAAGCAGATTGAGGTGCAAAACATCTACGCGGGTATGCCGCAGTTTGATAGTGGGAGTTTCACGCCTACACCATCTGACGAGGTGGATTGCACTGTAACACCTATTCAGGCATTCTACCAACGTATTGATAACATTGTAAATTGCAGCTATTATTTACAGGTTGATTTAGCCACAGGAGAAACTTTGGGCTCGTTCAATTTAACGCTTCCAGTAGCATCTGATTTCACGCAGGCAAAACAGCTGTTCGGTATAGTAGCGCATAACGATGACCCTGCTGAATTAACTCAATGGGGGCTAAGTGCAGACACCACAAATGACAAATGTTCGGTAACCGTTAAAAGCTCAACGACAGAATACAGTTATTCGTTTATTTACATAGTAGCTCAATACGAAATTTTGTAATGCGCTCCACCTCAATTCTCGGCCTTAATCTGATTAAGAAGTACGAGGGATTGAGGCTCTCAAGCTACCTATGCCCAGCCGGAGTGCCGACCATAGGCTACGGCTCGACACGATACCCGAATGGAAAGAAGGTAATGCTCGGCGAAAAGCTCAGCGGCGAAAAGGAAGCAACGCAATTGCTACTATCTACGCTTGACCCATTCGAGGCAGCCGTCAATAAACACCTACCTAACCTTAACCAATGCCAGTTCGATGCGCTTGTGTGCTTTGCATATAACGTAGGCACTGGCGCGTTGGTTAAGTCAACGCTGCTGAAAAAAGCCAAAGCCAACTCAGCAGACCCAAGCATCCTCGATGAATTCCTTCGCTGGAACAAGGCGGGCGGGAAGGTGCTTTCAGGGCTGACCAATCGCAGGCGCGAAGAGGCAAATCTATATTTCTCACTCTGTAATATTTAGCGGCATCTTGCCCCAACGCCGCGCTGGCGTGTGCGTATATTAGATATGCGGAAAAGGGCTACCAAACCAAGGCGAATACTCGATGTGATTGTGAAGCACTGGCGCGGCACAATCGGTTCGCTTATGATTTTGGTGTCCATCTTTTTGCTAATCTTCAAAGTGATAACAGCCGAGACATTAACAGCCATAATTGCAGCACTATTAGCCGCAGGATATATCCCAAAAGCCAAAAGCGATGCAACAGATTAGAAGAGATACCATCAAAGTAGTGCGCCACAGCAAGCTCAACATTGACACGATGAGCTGGGAGGCTGCTAATGCCGACACCTCATTCGCCCAGGCGAATCGTGAGAGCTTTCACGCTGTGATGGCGCAACCGCCAAAGGCGAAAGTGCTAACTGCATTTGACACTATTCAGCCGTGTGATGTATCTTTATTCCCATCCGCCACGTATTACATCCCGAAAACTCACGCTGTAAGAAACGAGCCGGAAATGCCAACGCCTATGAATTACAATATACT